AGATCTACACTCTTTCCCTACACGACGCTCTTCCGATCTATTCTCGTATTGTTGATTGACGGTCAGAATTTGAGCACGCCGTTGCGCATGGAAACGATCGGCGCCGATCAGTTTCGCGGACTCGTGGCGCTCGATCGCTGGCAGGTCAACCCTACCCTATTCGATCTCGTTACCGACTTCGGCCCGGACCTCGGCGCGCCGCGTTATTACGACGTGACGCCGGCTGCAAAAGCACTGATCGGCGAACGCATTCACTATTCGCGTTGCATCCGCATCGATGGCTTGAAACTGCCGTACCGTCAGGCGCTCGCAGAGAACGGTTGGGGGCAATCGATTCTCGAACGCCTATGGGACCGCATCGTCGCGTTCGACTCGACCACGGAAGGCGCCGCGCAACTCGTCTACAAGGCGCATTTGCGCTCGATGAAAATCAAGGGCTATCGCTCGTTGATCGCAGCCGGCGGCAAGATGTACGACGCGGTGATCGAACAATTGAAACTCGTCCGCCAGTTCCAAAGCATCGAAGGTCTGACGGTGATGGATGCCGAGGACGAATTCGACACGCACTCATACACTTTTGCGGGCCTTGACGACCTTTTGCTGCAATTCGGTCAGCAGATATCGGGCGCCCTGCAAATTCCGCTTGTGCGCCTGTTTGGTCAATCCCCGGCCGGTTTGAACTCGACGGGCGAATCGGACTTGCGCACCTACTACGATGGAATCGCAAAAGAGCAAGATCAGAAATTGCGTCGCGGCCTGTTGCGCGTGCTCGAGTGCATCGCCCGATCGGAACTCGGCGAAGCCTTGCCCGACGGTTTCGCGTTCGAGTTCGTGTCACTGTGGCAACCGACGCCCGAGCAGAAAGCCAATATCGCAAAGACCAAAACAGATGCGATCGTCGCGGCTGAAGGCTCTGCGATTATTTCGCCACAGGTTGCGGCCAAAGAACTGCGGCAAGTGTCGCGCGAGACCGGCGTATTTACGCATATCAGCGACAAGGACATCGAGAACCTCGAGGACGAACCGCCGAAGCCTGCCGACGTGCCGCCGGGCGACAATGAACTCGAGCCGGGTCAGTTGCAGACCGGAAGCGGCGAACCTCGTCCAAAAGCCGTTGAATAATGGCGAAGAAATCCCCGCCCCGCACCGGCAAGGTCGAACGGTTTTATGCGCGTCAATTGCGCAAGATCGCTCGACATGTGGGCGACATCATCAAGGCGTTTCCCGAGGGCGATCTGTCGGTCGAGCCGACCATTCGTCGCGCGCTCGAAATGTATTCCGAAACAATTGATGGTTGGGCGCGTGCGCAATCGGCGTTGATGGTACGCGCCGTCGACAAGATCGATGCAACGCAATGGGCGCAAACTACAAAAGAGTTGGGTCTGTCGCTGCAACGCGAGATCGCGCGCACACCTGTCGGTGACACGACACGCGCCCTACTCGCTGAAAACGTTGCGTTGATCAAATCGATTCCGCTCGATGCTGCGCAGCGCGTGCACCGTCTGACGTTGCAAAATCTCGAGGACTCGTCGCGCTCGAAAGAGATCGCCGCCGAGATACAACGCTCGGGCGAAGTCGCCGAAAGCCGTGCAACATTGATCGCCCGCACTGAAGTCGCTCGCACCGCGTCGAAGCTGACCGAGGCCCGCGCCGTCGCTGTCGGTTCCGAGGGCTATATCTGGCGCACCGTACGCGATAGCGATGTACGGCATAGCCATAAGGAAATGGAAGGTAAATTCGTGCGTTGGGACGAGAACGGCGGGCAAGGTGCGAAACTGTCCGACGGGACGATATGCCACGCCGGACAAATCTACAATTGCCGCTGCTATCCCGAGCCGGTTATTCCGCTCGATTGATCACATCCAGCAACGCGCGTCGATACTGCGCGATCGATTGATACGTCGCCGCAAAACCATCATCACCGAGCAATACGCGCAACCGCTCGATCGTCGCGTCGGGATTCGGCAACGCTTCGGCCTGACGTGTGTTCAGCATGGCCGCGACGATGCAATCGGCGATCAATGTAACGAGTGCGCCTTTATGTTCTAGTTTCGGTCGCGTCACACCTTGTTCGGTTGTTATGCGAGGGTTATCGAACTGATCGGCCGCATCGTTGACCGCTTTGCGGATGCGTGCTTCAGCAGTGGACATGTTGCACCTTGACATCAACGAATTTGACGAACGCATCGTAACCGCCGGGCAATGTGGTATGCATCAACATTACGTGTTTCATGCCGTAGCGATCAAGCATTTGCATACCACGCGCAGCGGCCATTGTTTGCCATGTCTCGAACGTGTCAATCGCCGCGTGCTGATCAAAAAGATAGTGATGACGCGCAGGTTTAAATTCGACGCCGAGATCGTAACCGATATGGATTTTCGGTATCGACGGTTCCGGCATGCCGATCACGCGAATAGTGTCGCGCCCTGCCCGCACCGGTTCGGTTGTAAAGCCGCGCGTTTGCCCGGTGAATTCCGAAGGCGCCGCAAAATCAAATGACACTTGCGAATTGTCGAGTGGCGGGCGATCGTACACCACGTTCACCGCTTTGACGATGGCGTCGGCTTGTTCGGGGTTGACGCACATTGCGACGATAAAATTATCGCGGTCGCGTACGTTGATGCCGAAGGCGCGCCAAGGCAGTTTTTTGTCGTCCATTATTTCAATTCCTTTTCGGTTGGTTGTAAATCTGATTTGGGCGAAATGCGGTATCGCCCCGTTGCGTGCTGCTCGTCGATCCATTGTTGCGCGTCGAATTCCGTCGCGTACGTTGTGACGCGATACGAACCAACTTTGCACGCCCAATTCCCCCAAATGTTGCGACGGGCCGCGATCATCGGGCGATACGTGACGGCGAGGACGTGCGTCATTCTTTGGCGGCGCAACGCGGCAAAAAGCAATTTTCGATTTGCCCGTTCGAACGATTGATGTGGCGACGAATGCCGACGATGTCATGCGAAAAAGTGAACGCATCGCTGTCGAGCAATTTTTGCAGATCGAGCGGACAGCCGTTCAAATGACATGCGACGACGTCCATCGTCGTTGAAGTGCGGTCCTGCGTTTCTTCGTCCCAACCGTTTGCCTCGGTGTAGACGTGTTTGTGTGCACGTTCGACAATCTTTTCGACGAGCACGTCGTCGGTTGCTGAAATTTCAAAATTGATTTGCGACATGTTATTCCCCTTCAGTTGGATGTTGAATTGCTGCAAACGCGGTATCGCGTTGTTTATTTGCTTCGGCAACCGCGACGAGCATTTCAGCGTGCGGCAATTTTTGCGCAGCGGTCATTGCTTGTGCAAATTGCATTTGAGCGGTTGCGCGGGCATTGTGTGCTGCGGTCATGTTGTTCTCCGGTTGCGTTGTTGATGTAACGAATAATAGTCGCATTATTCGACCATTGCAAGCAATTTATTGTTGCTTAAAACAAATTGTTGTATTTACGCTCGGCAATCGTGATATAAATGCGCAACATTGCTCAAAAGCACGAATCGGACAGATGGACATTTTCACGACCGAACAGATAGGATCGTCGCAGTCGCTAACCCCCGAGGGTTATCTACTGTGTGAAAACGTCCCTATCGCACGCACCGGTTCGCAAATTTATCTCGCTGGCGATCTGCCGACGATCAAGGCAGGACGCGACGGATTGATCACGGTTCATCGTGAAGAGTCCGAAGTGTTCCGCCCTGAAACGATCGCAAGTTTCGAAGGTAAGTCGATCACGATCAATCACACGTTCGTCAATCCCGAGAACGTCAAGCGCGTCGAAGTTGGTCACGCGCAGAACGTGCGCCGTAGCGAAACTGAACGTGACTTGCTGGTCGCGGATTTGCTGATCAAGGATGCGAACGCTATCGCCCTCGTCCGCCGTGACCCCGAGCAACCGAATAAAACAGTATGGCGTCAGGTGTCGTGCGGCTACGATGCCGATTATGTGCAAGCTGGTCCGGGCGTTGCGTATCAACGTTCGATTATCGGCAATCATGTCGCAATCGTAAAGCGTGGTCGAGCCGGCCCGCGAATTTCAATTCAAGACGAGGATTCAACCATGACCGCGAAAGTACCGACCCTTGTGCAACGTCTGTTGCGCGCAGTTCGTACCAAAGATACTGAACTGATGGAAAAAACCGCCGACGATCTGGAAGCGGCCGAAGAACAGCGCATGGCTGACGAAGCCGCCGAGGAAGCGAAAGCCGAAGAGATCGGAAGAGCGTCGTGT